CTTATAAAATTCTCATACCAGTCAACCGCTGTAATCACTATATCCCCGGCTGTGGAGATCACAACCTTGGAGAATACATCAAAATGGTATGCGAAGAAACAGAAAAGGAGGTCAAAAAACGTGAGAACCGTTGAATTTAAAATGGAACGTCCCGGTCTTGTAAGCGCCGGTGACAAAGTAAAGATCATTGAGCGGGAAGGAACCAGCAGCTACAGCTATATCATCGATCCAGCTGTGGCCATGTCCGGCTGCTTCGCCGCCAGAGACCGCATCAAATCCGAATACGGTATTGTAAAAGACATCCGTGAAAACTCCCGGGGATTTTACGTTGTAGTTGATTTTGATGAGGAGGACGTTCACTGATCTTCCACAAAAATGTTCCCCAGCCTGTTTATGATAACGGTACGATCTTGATTTCTTCTGCCGTAGTCTCACTGGCTGGTGAAGTTGCCGGTACAGTTGGCACCGGAGCTACCGCAGTTTCTTCCACTTGGTTTCCATGTGCATCTGTCCCGGTCACCGCCTCTTTATAGCTTTGGGACGGCTGCACCTTTCCTGTTTCTGATACAGTACCTGAATTTTGTGCCGGTGATATAGGAATGATCTTCTCTGCAGCCGTTGTTGTCTCTTCCACAGTAGTTTCTTCCGGTCTTATTTCATCTACTGTTTCTATTTTTATCTTTAAAGAAATATCCAATGAAACCGGCTGGCTCCAGAGAACCTGGGTAATACCGCCGTTTCTGCTCCAACTGCAATCATGCCAAAAACCGATCAGCTCTCCATCCTGAAGCGCCAGTATTTCGATCATATCATTTCCCGTCACCGTCTTTCCCGTTCTTTCAAAACTGTCTTTTACTGCGTAAATAGTCCCGTCCTGTTTTACATTAATGACTATACCATAAGCATTTTCCCAGATTTTGGGGTGATATTCCCCGTATATCTCTCCCTGACTTTCAAAATAATACAGATTAAAAACAGCTCCTGGAAAAATACCACTGACTGCCTTTTTCTCTTTTCCATTCAGATCTGTTTTAAAAATACGGCTGTACCATTTTCCGGAAGCATCTTTTTCCACATAAGCACTGAAAAAAATAGAATTATCCACAATGCAGTAACTTTGTACACCATAATCAGCCTTTATAATGGCTCTGCTTCCAGAAGAAGTTTTCTTTACAATCTGCATCTGGGCTCCGTTTCCCTGAAGTTCATAAGAATTTCCATCTGCAGCAACCGGATTTTTCTTTACATAGCTGATCTTTCCATTTTCATCTATCTTGTATACACGGTCTTCTATGGCAATGCCCGTACTTTCTTTTCCAGTAACCGCTTTTCCAAATGAATTTATAAGATAACATGCATTACCATCAATTTTTACCTGATAACCGCTCTCAGAAAGCTCTATCTCTGTGCCGGAAGTGGCTGTATAGATTTTTCCATCCTGGGCATAGTAAATAGTCTCATCTAATACCAGATAGCCATCTACATTCTCGGCTATGATCTCCTTTGTGTTCTGTCCCGGGATCATTCGTACCAGAACATCACACAGGCCTTTTTCTTCCTCAGAAAGAGACGATTTTCTATTTTCAGCCACTTTAGGAAGATAGTATACATAATCACCATAGGCTCTTAAAGAATTTTTTGTTGCTTTCTCAGGGTTCTTTTCATTTCCCAGAGGTTTTACCTTATTATCTACTGTTTTCTTATAGAGGATCATCTTAAAAAGCCCGGTATCTTCGCTGTCTAAGTAGCACCAGAATGCATTGGTCCTCACAAAACTGTCCAGATTTTCTCCGGTATCTTCAGGCACATAATCTGGATCCGGCTCAATAGTATCCTTTTACATCATGACAGGTAAAAATCTGGCCACCACCTTTCCATTGTCCTGTTGCCATGATCCCCTTATCATCAAAATGATACAGAAAACCTTTTATTTCCAGCCACTGATCTGATGCATATGTTTTTTCATTGGTCTTGTACTTCCATCCATCCTCTGTTTCTTCCCAACCAGTCTGATCTGTCTCTTTTTCAGTCTCAACTGCTGGTATTTCCAGTGTTTTCTGTTCGCTGGCTTTCGTCATATCCAGCTTTTCATAATCTGAATGGATTTTTCCAAAAACGATCACTACAACACTAATTGCCATGATCATAAAAATAATTGCTGCGATCATAAGCAACGCTGTTTTTAATCCAGATTCTTTTTTCCTTCTTCTCATCCTGTTTAGGCCTCCTGTACATAAAGATAAAAATATACACTTGGAATCTGTTTGTAAATGGACAATATCACCTCCAGATGACATTACCATAAACGAAAAAAGCGGCAAATCTCAATTTCTAAGATTTGCCGCCACTTTTCAAAGATGAGCGTGCGGGGATTCGAACCCCGGACAACTTGATTAAAAGTCAAGATGTTTACGCTCATTTTTCCTTATATTTACTAGGTTTCTTCACTCCATTGAAGATGAAATGAAGATATTTTGTAGCGACTTAGTACTTAGTAGGTTCCATTATAGCCTTGCGCTTACAAATCTGTCAATTGGACAGACCTGGGTAGTGTAGGGCACCGTCCTGATCAGGGGTAAGGACTACTGGTTCAGTTGCCATGCGACCGGTCTGATCCAGGTAGTACCACTTGCCGTTGATCGTCTGAAGGCCTTTGAGCATGGCACCATCGGAGCCGAGGTAGTACCAGGATCCTTTGTACTGATACCAGACGTCATGGACTATCATTCCGGCACCGTCGAACCAGTACCACTTATCACCGTCCTGCTGCCATTTGTCAGAGACGTATTCCCCGGAGCCATCATCTTTATAGAAACGCCAACCGCCATTTTCCTGCTGCCAGCCAGTCTTAATTGTAACGGGTGTTAAAAATAGTTTTCGTTCTTCCTGGCGTCTTCTGGTAAGGCCTGCAAGGACCTTTCCGCCAGCTTTATTGTATTCTAGGATCTTAGCCGCTATCTCAGAACGGGTACGAGCGCCTTTAGCCGTCAATCCATCAATGCTTCCGATGTTGTACGCAAAACTTACTAAGGCATCAAATTCGTTCTGGTTCCAGTTGTAAGCACTATACTTATCCACCTTTGGACCATACTTTTTATCTACAGACTGTCTTAACCAGTCATCTGCTGTAGCCTGACTGATTTTCAAGCCCTGACAGATGGTTGTGCCGGTAATGGCTTTATCTGCGTTAGTGGTGCCATAGCCGATAGTCCAGACACCTACAGCATCCTGGTAGGCGGTCAGGCGGCAGCCTTCAAATTTTTTTATGAGATTTAATCCATTATCTGATATTTTCATAGCATTTCCTTTCTATTGCGACGTCACAATTAAAAGAGCGCCCCTCTATATGAAGGACGCCCCAAAAACTTACATTAATTGTCTTTTCATTTTTTCGGCTAACACACTGGTTGCTGCTTTTTTTATTGCTTTACTATGGCCTATTCGAAATGCTTTTTCCATTTCATCTAAAGCCTCTAAAGGGAGCATTTCCAAAACCTCTCGAAACAAAGGTGCTATATCATACCCTTCCTTAACCTGTTCTACCGTTTTTGCTGGAACCGGTACTATTTCCTTTTTCTCTGGTCGTTTTTCCTTGGCCCGAAAATAAAAATCAACCAGGTAATCATATACTTCCCATGCTTTGTCCGTGTTTAAGGACTTAGCATGAAGAAGAGCTCCTTTTTCAGTCCAGAGGTATAGGTGAGATGTCCTATTTGCGACCAGGTGAACATTATTCACCTGGTTCTTGAAAGCTCTCAACTCATCACCTGTAAGTGATATGTAATGTTTTCCTTCAACAAAGCGTTCTCTATTATTAGAGAAATTCTTTTTTATCACACCTGGAGTAGTTCCATATTCTTCAGCAATTTGCTTGCTGGTTAAAACTCTAATGTCTTTTACTTCTACTGTCTGCGGTAACTGCATAATAAAACTCCTTTCAAATTTTAGTTCTTGAAAGAAGTTTCCTGCTGCATTATAATATTTACAGAAGGAAACTTCTACCCAAAACAGTCGTGTGTGCTTTGGTCGGTGCTACGACTGTTTTATTTTTCTACTAACTTCTTAATCCCTCGACTTATTGCCTCTGTTCTGTTCACACCTTCTTCTTCACAATATTTTT